AAGCAACTACCTCGGCTTGCTTCGCTCGATTCAATCTGCCAAGCGAGGTTTTCGATTTGTATGACTCGGCATCCGAGTCTTTTAATGGCTCTGATGAGGTCGGGGATGGTGTCCGGGCTATTTGTGATTTGCTCACTCGCTTCTGGTTTGCAAGCCTCCACCTTTGAGCATCTGACTCGGAAGTTAGGGGCATACCCCGCTTTACCATTCGGGACAACTGCCCCGCATCGATGCCCCACTTTTCTCGGAGTTCTTTTTGGGTAATCATTGGCTATGGCAACTGCGGAGGGATAGTCCTCATTCATTTGGCAAGCGTGGCCTTTTTTCCAGTAAGGTTTTCCCATCGCTTCACAATCACATCGCAGTAGTTGGGGCTGATTTCCATTCCGTAACATTTGCGACCGAGCTGCTCGGCTGCGATTAGGGTTGAGCCACTTCCACAAAATAAATCTAATACTGATTTTGACTCGTGATTTCTTATGGCTTTTGAAGCTAAAGCAACTGGCTTTTGCGTTGGGTGAAGATCGTTGATGCCGTCTCTATCTTGATTCCATATTGTTGCCTCTGTTGTTTCTCCGCACCAACGCAGAGTAGAGCCTTTAGGCTTAAAGTATAAGCAGGGTTCGTGTCTTTGCTTGTATTGTGCATTCATAGCGGCGTATTTCGCATTTGTCTTATGCCATATAATCAAAGCGTGAATTTCACATTTATTATCATAAAGTGCATTATATACATCCCTTGCTTTTGAATCTGCAAACCACATATAACAAGGGCCGTCTGTCGCAGATATGGCTACTGGTAGAAAGTCATAATAGATTTGTGTCGATGAGTCCGCATCAAGTTTTTCTCTCTTGCGTTTTATGTTTACATCCCCGCTATGGAAATGACCTCCTTCGTAATTTACTCCATAAGGAGGATCTGTGAACATCATCTCTGCCTTTACTCCACTCATAAGCCTAGAAACATCTGCCTCGCTTGTTGAATCCCCGCAAAGCAATCTGTGTTCCCCAAGAATCCACAAGTCACCCGGCTTGGTGATGGCATCAACTGGAACTTCTGGCACTTCGTCCTCGGTTACTTCTGGGTGTGCGTCCTCCATCATCAAAGCAATCTCGTCCATACCGAACCCGGTAATTTCCATATCCAGATCGCCAGTATCGATTTCCTCTAGGATGTCTTTGAGCATTGGCATATCGAACTCTCCGCTTAACTTGTTGAGGGCGATGTTGGCCGCCTTCTCCTTCTGCTCATCCAGAAAGCAGAGGGGGCGTTTAAGTGATACTAGGATTAAAAATAGGGGTCGGGATAGTGCTTGGAATCGTGCTACTCAATGTAGCGTTCTGGGCTTGCATTATTCTCGCCTATCTGCTCGCTACTTTATTTGAGTGCATCGGGAAGTGGATTAAAAAGTGAATGAATGTTTCCTTATCATCCTTGCCACCCTCGGCCTGCTGGGATTGATTCTACCGTTCTTTGACGAATGAAAACAACGGTCGACCATATCTTCAAATTGGTAGAGCCATTGATAATAATTCTTTTTATATGGACTATTTTATCAACTGCCATAGGAAGTCATAAGCTGGATTGGTTTGATGCCTCCTTTCTTATTATCTATGCCCTTGGTATTCGGAAAACAAAATGAAACGCTCGCCCCTCAAACGCAAAACCCCACTCAAGCGAGGCGGGAAACTACGCCGAGTGTCTGCCAAGAGACGAAAACAGAACGAAGTTTATTCTGATGTGCGAGAGAAGTTTCTAGGCAACACACCGGTCTGCCAAGTTTGCCAGAGCAAGATGGCGAGCCAAGTTCACCATAGGCGAGGGAGGTTCGGGGATAGGCTAAACGAGGTGGAGTTTTTCTTGGCGGTTTGCTTTGAGTGCCACCACAAAATCCACATGAACCCAGCGTGGGCGTATGCAAAAGATTATCTGGTTAAGAGATGAAAATAATACTTGACGATTCAAAATAAGATCAATAAACCATTAACAAATGAAATCCTCAATAGCAGAACAAATACAGGCTTTAGGCAAACTGCCCCTTGACCAAAGAGTTGAAGCCATAAACTCAATAAAAATTCAGCTTCACGAAATTAGCCCATTCAAAACTGAACCAGTAGATTGTGTTTTATGGGTTAAGGCAAATGATGTTCACGCAAATGATTATAATCCGAATAGCGTTGCACCCCCAGAAATGGAGCTATTAAGAGTATCAATTTTGTCCGATGGATATACGCAACCAATCGTTGCTATGCCTAATGAAAATGGACAATTTGAAGTAATTGACGGCTTTCATAGAAACCGTTGTGGCAAAGAAGATTTAGATATTAAAACTAGGGTAATGGGTTATCTGCCTATCGTCAAAATTAAAGACGACAGAACAGACAAAAGCGACCGGATAGCCGCAACAATTCGGCACAATCGGGCAAGGGGAAAACACAAGGTCGAAGCTATGTCTGATATTGTTGTTGAGCTAAAAAGGCGAAACTGGTCAGACGAGAAAATCTCTAGAGAGCTTGGAATGGATCAAGACGAGATTTTAAGGTTGTGCCAAATAACCGGATTGGCCGACTTATTTCAAGATCAGCAATTCTCAAGGTCTTGGGACATCGAGGGTCAAGTAACAGAAAAAGATTTTGAAGAACTTACCGACGATATTTCCACATATGGAGAAGAGGCAGAAAAGTTTAGAACCGTGAACACTAGCGATCAAAACAGAGTCTTTCACACATATGAAAAATGGGAATGCCACAAAGCGGGATTTTATGCTTCAACAAAAGAGAATATGACCAAGACCGAGTGCGAGGAGGAATACCGAAAATTCCTTTCAGACATTCCAAAATTTGAAGCAACACTAGAAAAAGTAATCACAGAATGGAAAAACTCTTGCGAACACTACCTAACAAATAGTTCTATGAATAGAATTGCTTGGCTTGGGCAAGCATCAGCCTGTTATTCCCTTGGAGTGCCGTCCTCATATCGGGGCGGATTCTTTTTGCTTACAGAAGCAGAGCAAGAGGCGGCCAATCAATCTGCCTTAAAATACTTAAATAAATGGCTTGTTAAAAACAAACGCAAAGAGGTGACTATGGAAGAGGCTTATTCCGGGGATCGGCAGTCCGATATTTATTGATATGGCAATTAAAAGATATCACAATGTTAGCGTGTTGGACGCTTCACGAAAAAGAATAAGCGAAACATTCGATAATACAGAAAGGCAATATATAGCTTTTTCTGGCGGTAAAGATAGTAGCGTAATGTTTCACCTTGTTATGGAAGAGGCCATAAAAAGGAATAAAAAGATAGGTGTAATGTTTATTGATCTTGAAGCCCAGTATTCTGAAACAATAGCACACGCCAAAGAAATGTTTCAGATGTACAGAGATAACATTGACCCGCATTGGATATGCGTTCCAATGCTTCTAAGAAATGCGGTAACAAACTATGAGCCAAGATGGAAGGCTTGGGATGAAGAAAAGAAAGATATTTGGGTAAGGGAAAAGCCACTATCCGCAAAAGGAATAAAAGACTATCCATTCGGAATGGATGGAATGGAGTTTGAGGAATTTATTGTCTTGTTTGGTGAATGGTATGGACAGGGCAAAAGGACGGCTGGCTTCATCGGCATAAGAGCGCAAGAAAGTCTTCATAGATATTGCGCAATCGCAACTTGGGAAAAGAAAGACCTTATGCTTGGTGGCCGTAGGTGGACTACTAAAATAGTGGATAGCGTGTACAATGTTTATCCAATTTATGACTGGCTTACGGAAGATATATGGAGATTTCATTCAAGATATAAAGACAAGCCTCACAATAAAATATATGACAAAATGCATATGGCTGGTGTGAAAATTAGCCAACAAAGGCTTTGCCAACCATTTGGTGACGACCAGAGGAGAGGTCTTTGGCTATATCACATATTAGAGCCACAAACTTGGTTCAAGCTAATTGCTAGGGTAAATGGAGCTAACTCCGGCTCTTTATACATAGAGGAAAAGGGAAACATAAATGGATACAATAAGATAACAAAACCAGAAAAACATACTTGGAAAAGTTTTTGTAATCTATTGCTTGGCACAATGCCACAAAAAACAAGAGATCATTATGCGGTCAGATTTAAGAAGTTTATTTATGGGTGGCATCAAAGGGGTTACACAACAATACCGGAGGAAGCTCCGCACGAATTAGAAGTTAAATGCTGGGCGCCGTCTTGGAGAAGAATGTGCAGGGTTTTATTGAGAAATGATTATTGGTGCAAGGGGCTTGGACAGGCACAACCCAAAAGCGAGGCATATCAAAAATATAAAGAAATAAAGAAAAAAAGAAAAGAAGACAAAAGAAAGAACGAAGAAAGCCTTTTTAATGACCAACCTTGCGTCAATTAAGGGATTCTCTAAAACGCTTTTTGAGCCAAGAGAACAACTATCAATCCCAGAATGGGCAGAGAAAAACCTTACGCTCTCGGCAAGAGTAACGAACATACCCGGAGCGTATTCGACAACCCTCACGCCCTATGTCCGTGAACCCCTAGAGGCTTTTGGCGATGATTCGATTCGGAGAGTTGTGTTGGTATGGGGAGCGCAGACCTCAAAGACGACAACCATTCTCGCTGGCCTAGCCTACCGAGTAGCAGAGCGACCTTGCCCGGTCTTGTGGGTGATGCCTTCGGAACATCTAGCCCGATCATTTACAGAAACCCGCTGGCTTCCGATGGTGGACGATTGCCCAGCCCTAGCCAAAGAACGGCCAGAAAATACAGACCGAATCAAAATCCTAGAGCAACATTTTAAGCGATGCTCGGTCTGGTGGGCGGGAACAAGTGCCTCGGCTCTTTCCAGTCGCTCCATTGCGTTGCTCTGTATGGATGAGGTAGACAAGTTTCCAGAGCAAGCAGGGTCAGGGAGGGAGGCCAATCCGGTGCAGTTGGCAGAGGCACGAGTTAGCACCTACCCCAATCATTTAATCATAGCAACCAGCACCCCGACAACTGCCGACTCGATAATCTGGGCTGAATGGCAGAAGGGGGATATGCGCTTTTATTTTGTGCCTTGCCCCCATTGTGGATTAAAACAAAAACTAATTTGGGGACAAGTGAAGTGGGATGAAGCGGCCAAGATAGAAGATGGCGTTTATGACTATGCCCTAGTGAAATCTTCTACCTACTATGAGTGCGAGGGTTGCAAGGGCAAGATTCAAGACGGCCAGAAAACCAAGATGCTGAGAGAGGGGGAATGGAGGGCAACCAATCCCAAGGGAGAACCAGCCAGACGCTCGTATCACCTCAACGGCCTATACGCTCCGTGGGTTAGCTTCGGGAGCTTGGCGGTCAAGTTCCTGCAAGATAAGCACAGCGGGATTATCGGCCTGCAAGATTTCGTGAACCGAGTCCTAGCCGAGCCGTGGATGGAACACGAATCAGAAAAGATGCAGATCGTTCCCGGTGCGTATAAGATGGGCGAGGTAAGGATGGGCGATAAACTCATTATGAGTTGCGACATCCAAGAGGCAGGGGGCTTCCACGCTTGGTGTGTGGTTAGGGCTTGGGATTTAGAGGGCAAACCAAGACTCGTGTGGGCTGGTAGACTAGAAACTTGGGGCGACATAAAGGCAAAGCAAGATGAGTTTGGGGTTGAGGATAAATGCGTGCTAATTGACTCGGGCGATCAAACCCGAGATGTATATTTGAATTGTTGCAAGAACGGCTGGGTGGCGTTGGTTGGCTCGGACAAGACCAGCTTCTCCGAGATCGTGAACGAGCAGAAGGTTCAAAGGCCATACGCTCGAATCGCAAATGGCGACCCATTCAGCGGTAAGGCAGTTCAATCAAAGGCAGGGTGGAAGTGGAAGCTCTGCCCGATTTGGCGATGGTCGAACCCATCCATCAAAGACATCCTCTCCCAGCTTCTCAAAGAGGAGGGATTCATCGCCCTAGATACGCCCGATGTCTGGAAGGTGCATATCGAAGCAGAGGTAAAGGTAAGGGTGAAGAACCCCATGACTGGCAGGGAAAGACTTGTCTGGAAGCAAGTCGGGAAGCACAATCATTTAATGGATTGCGAATGTATGAACATCGTGGGGGCGGCACTCCACGGACGGCTCAAAGTTTCCCCCGCAAGTTTGACAGAGGAGGTTGAGAATGGCGAAGGGTGATTTCATTGGGCTACCCCTTGCCACCCTAACTTCTCTGCGTGATAAGTATGTGACTTGTCTTGAGGCGATTGCGGTGGCTGGGTCTAGCTATTCGATAGCGGGACGCTCTTTTTCTAGGGCGAATCTTGGGGAAGTTCGTGACA